TAGATGAGTTTGTTTTTGTCGCGCAAGAAAAGAAACAACCTTACGCAAGTAAAGTATTCAAGATAACCAACGAACAAATGGACGTGGCTTGGCTGACTATGGAGAAGCATCTACACGCTTATATGCGACACTTGAAAGGTGAGAGGCCAACCGTATACAACAGTCCTAATGTTGTTACACTTGATTTAGATGGCCAAGATTAATTCCAGAAACAAAGGCGCTCAGTTTGAGAGAGACGTTGTACGTATACTTAATAACTTCTTTATAGAGGAAGGTATAGACTTTCAAACTAAGCGCAACCTAGATCAATATCAGCAACGAGATCTTTGCGATCTGCAAATACCCAACCACGCGATAGAGTGTAAGTTCTACAAAGAAGGCGATTGGGTAAAGCCTGAATGGTGGCGACAAGTATGTGCAAGTTGCGACGACAACATCCCCGTACTTATCTACAAATACAACCGCAAACCGATACGAGTTTGTGTACCTCTGTACGCGATCAATCCTGATTGGGTACGCGACAACCAAGCTATAGCCGTTATGACTATGGATGATTGGTTATCTATCTTAAAAACGAATTGGGATTTATACGGAAAGTGCTAGGGTGAGCGTGGCTCTAACGACTCCTAGCGTAGCCGAACGATTACAATGAGGGTTTGCTTGGGGTAGCCGCCTCACCTGGAGAAGTATCGTTTGATTCATCTATACTAGGTGGAAGATCAACAGCCTTTGGTGCTGACTCAGTTTGTACTGGTAAGAACGATTTGATTTCGTTACTTGGACCATACTCGTCGTCTTCGTCGCCTTGTACGACAACTCTAGCTACAAAGGTTTTCCCTTGAAACTCCCAAGCTGTTTTAGGCACTTCTCTGAACCCAACAGCTCTAGCTAACCTTGAGAAGTCATTATTAGCGTAGCCTCTAATTTCTTCTTGTTTGGTCTTATCATCATTCTGATACCAAAGGTTAAAGTTTTTTCTAAGCCTCCAACCCGCGTAATTATCGCCAGTTACTTCAGCCTCCATTTTTAAATAATCGTTTCCGCTTTGCGAAGTCGTTCTCTCACATACGTTAATGATTACTGGGTAGTCACCCTCGGGAATAAAGGAACTACGTTCCTCTTCTTCCATGCTTATATTAAGCCCTTCAAAGTCACTCATTCTGCACCTCCTGCAAATCCGAGTTTGTTTATTACACTAGCCAGATCGGGTGACTCAAACCCGTCTAACTTACCTGAACGATCCTTGGCAATATAGTTCTGACCAATTCTCGTTTGCAACCATCTTGAGGTGACGGTCTTACCTTCTTCATTTTCGTCGTCAAACGTACGAAGTACCAATACTTCATCAAAGAAGTAAGGTATCTGCGTAGGGAGTTTGGCGCCAACCATCATCGGTTGGTAATGATAAGCACCTGTCTGCTCGTCACGTTCTCTGCTTTGCTTAGCAATGAATATAACGTGGACAGGCAAATCCCTGAACCTACGCATCGTTTTAATCATCACTTCGATGACCTCTCCGTACGCACGTCTAGGATCTTTGCTTTTGGCCTTTTCTTGCGAAAGCAAGATTTCAGCCATTTCCGTAACACTATCAAGACAAACGGTGTCGTATTGAAGTGTTCCGTTCTCAAGGAGTTGAGCTATCTCTTCTATTTCAGAAGCTTCCTTAACCTCGATTGCATCGAGATCAGGGGCATCTTTAATAGAGAGAAGACCACTTTCCATACTAACAACCAATGTTTTACCAGGGGCTGTTTGACAGAGAGTAGTTTTACCCGCACCACTTTCGCCGTATACTAAAAGTTTGGCGCCTTGCGACTCAACTAAATCGCTAGGTGACTTGATGCGTTCCTGAATATTAATGTTCATATTTTTTCTCCAGTTGTTAATGTAAATGTTTTCAGTTACAATCACACGAAAACATAATTAGACACATAGTATACATGAACAAAGCAAAAATCAATAAGAATCAATGGAAGATTAATTACTTCCATAGGCAACAACAATTGGTAGACAGAGAACTGATGGATTTATACAGTCAGGGACTTGAACCAGCATATAAGGAGCGTGAAGTGGAACGAGTGAGTTTAAGTAAATACATAGAGTTTGTAGGGATCGAAGCTGCTGCAAAGTTATTCGATTGTTCTACACATACAGTCAAGGCTTGGAGGTATGGCAACAGACAGCCATCAACGGATCAGGCCAAAAAGATTATTGTAGCAACTGAAGGCAAACTAGACTTCTTTTCAATCTATGGTCCTATAGATAGTGAAACCGAAGAAAAAAGTGAAACGGTTGAGTAGTGTTAAACGTCAAAGCGTCCGCGCAGGATACTGCGTTGGAACTCGCTCTTGCGTATGCGGAAAGTGGCTATAGCCCTGTTCCCTTACTACGCCATAATAAAGTTCCGCCTAGAGAACTTGGAAGCTGGGAAAGATTTAAAAGCGAACAACCAACGACAGAAGAAATAACGAAATGGTTTCAAGGTCGCGATGATTTAGTCGTAGCTTTAGTGACTGGAAAGTTTTTAGTTATAGATGCAGATACTCCAGAGGCGGTCACGTGGGCTGCTAATAATTTACCTGTCACACCTTTAAAGGTAGCTACTGGTAAAGGTATGCACTATTACTACAACAACCCAGAAAATTTTACAACTTATGTCGCTCGTAGAGTTGCTGATTACGACCCAGCAAAACTTATAGATATAAGAGGCGTCGGTGGCTTGATTATCGCCCCCTATAATATTCATGCTACTGGCGCCATCTATGAACCCCAAGTAATACCAGGTTGGGAATTGCATGATACAGGTGACTTGCCAGACTTCTCTCGCGAAGATTGGGTAAAAGTTACTGGCGCAGATAAAATAAACGGAAAACCTATAGCGACACCTCTCTCTCTTGAAGCCGCTGCAGAAGGAAGCCGTAATGATACTGCAGCTAGATTGGCAGGTTATCTGATTGCTAAGGGATTGAATACAGACTTCACTCAATTCTTTTTGCAGTCTTGGAACAGAAGCAATAAACCACCCCTAGAAGATTCAGAGATAGCTACAACAGTTAACTCTATTATGAAGACCCATGAGCGTAAGAACCAAGCTGCTCCAAGTTATATATCTAAGAACAGGGTTATTAAAGAACCAGCAGAACTTTATAACCCTCCAGGAATTATTAAAGACATCTACCAATACTCAGAGCAGATAGCTCAGATATCTCAACCAGCTTTAAGTTTGCAGTCAGCGTTAGGCGTTGGCTCTGTTGTTGCTGGTCGTATGTATAAATCAGATATGAATAACTTTTCGTCTTTATATTTTATGTGTATTGCAAAATCTGGTCAGGGTAAAGAAAATACCAAGACAGTTATTGAATCTGTATTAGATAACTCTGGCCATATAGATTTAATGGCTGGGGATGGTTATACATCAAGTGGAGCTGTCTATAGTTTGCTTCGTCATAAACCAACTCACATTACTGTAATGGACGAGTTTGGTAAAAGATTAGAAAGTATAGCCAAGTCATCGAACTCTAATAAAGAAGACGCCCTGCAAGCTCTCATGGAGGCCTGGGGCCGTTGTCACGGTACTATCAGACCAGATAACTACTCTCTTATGAATATGTCTAGCAAGCAACAGCAAGAAGCTATGGATAGGTCAACAATTAAACCAGCTATAACACTTATGGGTATGAGTGTTCCAAAGAATTTTTACGGTGCTTTATCTACAGGCAGAATTGTAGATGGATTTTTAAATAGGTTTATTGTTGTTGAGTCTAAGCTTCCTAGAGTTGTTGGCAAGATGGTGCCATTTAGAGAACCTTCTCACGCTATATGTGAATGGGTTAGAAAGATGCGAGAGACTAAAAATGAAATGGAAGAGCTGGCTAAAAATAATTCAGAGCTAGACTTTAAACAACGTGTTCTTACCTTTGATAACGAAAGCAAAGACCTACTAACTACTCTTGCATATAAATTAATAGAAGAACAAGACGCCTTAGAAAAAGACGGACTAGAGGTATTGTTATCCAGGACTAGAGAAAAGGCTATGAGATTAGCTTTGATATGTGCTTTGGCTGATGATCATCATACCAATATTATTAGAAGCGATATAACCAAGTGGGCAATTGATTATGTTTATTACTATGACCAATTACTTGTAGATAACTGTGAAGACAAAGTTGCAGGTTCAGAGACAGAAAGCAAGATAAAACAAGTTTTAAGCTTTATTAGGTCGCAAGGAGATATAGGTATTAGTAAGCGTGATATAGATAGGCGTGAGATATTTAGAAGTATGAAGTCATACGAAGTAAAAGAAATTATAGAACGATTAAAGAACTCTGGAGAAATCCAAGAAAAAGATGTAAAAGTAAAAGCAACAGGTAGACCAACCAAACGTATTGTTGCTATTGACCCTGAGTTTTTTGATGATTAAAGGAGTGGAATATGAATCCAAAACCAAAGATGGAAACAATAAGCGACCAGAAACGCGAGGAGCGTGTAGCTGGTTTTATAGAAGGATTATGGGATGTTAGGTGCAATAAGCTACCAGTATCTTACGGACTAGATTACTGGTGTGAGAGTAGTGATACCTGTTTCTGGTTAGAAGTTAAATGTCGTAGCTTCGGTATAGATAGGTATGACACTTTATTACTTAGCACCTCTAAATTAAGAATGGGTGCAGCTTTATCTTTAGCTACTGGCCATCCTTTTGTCTTGGTGTTTGCTATGACTGATAGCGTTTACTCACATACCTGGAAAGCAGGTAAAGAGTATGACGTTAGATTCGGTACGATAGCAGAGCCTATCTACGAAGAAGACTCAGAGCCTTATGTGCATTTAAGTAAAGATGAAATGACTTGCCTGTCAGAACATCCGCTAGGATTTGATAGAGAAGAAATGGGTTTAACTTATAATAAGAAGAGTTAGGCTAATCCTTGTAAACCTTGATCTATTTCGTTAAATCTTCTTTCGGCTATCTCTAAGTTAGCTGGAGAGTTTCCTAAAAGACTTCTACTGATTGGTGCTTGTCCTTGCGGAAATAGAGAGGCAGTTGATTGAACTTCTGGCAATTCTAAAGGTGTTACAGCTATAGGTGCTTTAGGGTCAACAAGTTCATTTTTATATTGTCTTTCTATATATTCATTAGTTTCTCTAATATTTTCCGAAGGTATCTGAATACCAATTGATCTTCTTACAGGTTGTCCTGCTCTAAATCCAGTAATACTATCTTCAAAGTTTAGTCCTCTGTAGTAACCCATCTTCTCAAGTATTTCTGGCATTTCTTTAATAATTTGTTGATTTCCAACATCTCCAGTCAACCATCTTAAAAATCTCTTGCTTCCTAAAGCAACTGCTAAAAATCTTAACATACTAAATTTTCCCATCAATTGAGTTGGCGCTGATAAAACCTTAAACATAAAGCCT